AAGTTCGAGGAATGTACCCGCATCCTTTACCCCGAACGCCTGCTGCGCGTGGAGAGCTGCTCCGCCTACAGCGGCGTCGACGCTGAAAACTGATCGAGGAGGTCATGATTTATGTCCGATAAAAAGATGATCCAGAAGGTTGCTTCTGAAAATACCGAAACCGTCTTCATCCCCCGCGTCTCCGGTGAGGAAGATACCGTCTTCGTCGGCCTCAACGGCCGCTCCTGGCAGATCCCCCGCGGTAAAAAGGTCGAGGTCCCCGCGCCCGTCGCCAAAATCCTCGCCGAGTCCGAACATAACGCCCGCATCGCCGGTGAGTACGCCAAGGCCCGCCAGAAGGAAATGGCCGTTATCCACGGAGCGGAGTGAGCGAATCCGGCGGGCTGCCGGATTCGCAATGAAATTCGCCTTCGGCGAGTGAAATATTGCTTCGCAATATGAAATACCGGCTTCGCCGGTGTGAAATTGGCCTGCGGCCAGTGATGATTGGCGAAGAGGAACGGAGGACAAATCGTTACCCATTTGGCTCCTGCGGATGTCAGCAGCTGCGTCCGTCACCTCTTGGCTCCCTCAGATGAGGGAGCTGGATTCTGGCACTTGTGCCAGAAGACTGAGGGAGGGAAAAGGATTGGAATGGGGACTACCCCTCAGTCTCGGCTGCGCCGAGCCAGCTCCCCTGACAAGGGGAGCCGAAAGAAACGGACGAATGTCGTCACCCCCTTGGCTCCCTTGTGTAAAGGGAGCTGTCACCGAAGGTGACTGAGGGATTGTAATATTGCATCAACCGCTAAGATAACGGCTGCGTCCGTCACCTCTTGGCTCCCTCAGATGTTTACGGCTGCGCCCGTAACTCTCGGCTCCCTCAGATGAGGGAGCTGGATTCTGGCACTTGTGCCAGAAGACTGAGGGAGGGAAAAACTTGCAATGGGGACTACCCCTCCGGTTTTCACAGAAGTGAAAACCACCTCCCCTGACAAGGGGAGGCAAGGAAACGGGCGGGTGCGTACCTGATAAGGGGAGGCAAGAGAAACGGAGATATGTTTTCACCTCTTGGCTCCCCCCATGGGGGAGCTGGCACCGAAGGTGACTGAGAGGGCCGTATCCCTTGGCTCCCTCAGATGAGGGAGCTGGCTGGCGGCTTGTCCGCCAGACTGAGGGAGGGAAAAACTTGCAATGGGGACTACCCCTCCGGTTTTCACAGAGGTGAAAACCACCTCCCCTGACAAGGGGAGGCAAGGGGAACGAGGCGGAGGGGCAGGGGACAAGGGGAACCAAGGGGAACGGATGAGCTATCGACCTGATGGAACGGAGGCGCGTTCACAAAGGCGGAGATATGTCGTCTTTACACCTGTAGGGAATGGCCTATGTGCCATTCCGCGAGGGGAGCCAAGGGGAACGGATGCGCTATCGACCTGATGGAACGGATGCGCTATCGACCTGATGGAACGGAGGATCGATCACAAGGGGCAGAAATCCTCTGCATTAACCAGAGGCAGAGGATTTCGGTGGAAAGAGACAACGAAGGCGCTGTGCAGAGAGTTAGGAAGTCCGCCGCTGGAACCAGTGGCGGCGGACTTCCGGTGACACAAGCGCGGAAGCAATTGGCACCCGACACTGTCGGGGAAGGAGGGATGAAAATGACGGTCATTGAGGCCATTACGCTGGTGGACCGGCTGCGTCCGAACCGGTTCACAGCAGCGGAAAAATACAGGTGGCTGTCGGACATTGACGGCCTGATATGCAGGGAACTGATCGAGACTCACGGGGACAGTCCGCTGAAGGGGCCCTTTGAGGGCTACACGGAGGGGCTGGACGACAACGCGGTGCTGATCGCGCCGTTCCCCTATGACGCGCTGTACAGGTGGTATCTTGAGAGCCAGATCGACCTGTGCAACGGCGAGATCACGCGATACAACAATTCCCGCAACCTGTTCAACCATGCGTACCTGACGTATACGGACTGGTACAACCGGACGTACATGCCTGTGCAGGCAGGCAATTTCCGCTTCACCGAGGGACGAAAGGCGGGTGAGAAGGATGCTCTGGCTACCTGAGCTGAACCGGGGCAACCAGACCCGGACGATGACCGAGGTGTTCGGGGGCTATAACCGGAACCTGAAGATCAACGAGGGCGAGTGGTTCGACGAGAAGAACCTGTCCTCGGATCACTATCCGCTGTTTGCGGAGCGCAGAAAGCGCGGGCTCTACCACACCGGCGCTGACACCATTCATGGGATCATCGCCAAGGACGCGCTTGCATGGGTGGAGGGCGGCAGGCTCTATTACAACGGCTATCCCATCAGCGGAATCACCCTTTCCGAGGAGGAAGACATGCTGCCCAAGCAGCTTGTGAGCATGGGCGCGTACCTGTGCATCTTCCCGGACAATGTGTATTTCAACACCCAGGACCACACCGACAGCGGCTACATGGGCGCGCGATTCACCACAGCGGGGGAGGTGACCTATACCCCCGCGAGGATCGACGGCACGGCTTATGAAAATATCGCCGAGGAAAAGCCCGAATCGCCTGCAAACGGTGATCTGTGGCTGGATACCTCAGGCGACATCCACGTGCTCAAGCAGTGGAGCGAGGCCACGAGCATGTGGGTGGACGTCCCCACGGTGTACACCAGGATCAGCTATCGGGGCATCGGAACGAATTTTAAGCAGTACGACGGCGTGAGCCTGTCCGGCATGGCGGGCACCGACCAGATCGCAGCGCTGAACGGCGATGTGATTTTGCAGGCGGTGGGCGAGGATTATATCGTGGTCATCGGACTTATCGACCGGGCCTACACCCAGGAAAACGCAAGCGTGACCATAGAGCGCAAGATCCCCAAGCTGGATTTCGTGTGCGAATCGGGAAACCGCCTGTGGGGCTGCTTTTACGGCATGCATGAGGGGAAGATGCTCAACCAGATCTTCGCAAGCAAGCTGGGGGATTTCAAGAACTGGAACTGCTTCATGGGCATTGCCGGCGACAGCTATGCGGTGAGCGTGGGTAGCGACGGCCCCTTCACCGGCGCGATCACCTATCTTGGCTATCCCACGTTCTTCAAGGAAAACTGCATCCACAAGGTATACGGCAGCATGCCGTCATCCTATCAGGTGCAGACCAACCAGGTGCGCGGCGTGCAGCGGGGCAGCGAAAAGAGCCTCGCGATCCTGAACGAGATCCTGTACTACAAGTCCATGACCGATATCTGCGCCTATGACGGCAGCCTGCCCACGGGCATCTCCCACCAGCTGGGCGGCGTGATGTATAAAAACGCCTGCGCCGGCGCGGTCAACGGCAGGTACATGGTCAGCATGCAGGACATGGACGGCGGCTGGCACATGTTCGCCTACGACCCCATCCGGGGCATCTGGCACCGGGAGGACGATGTGCAGGCCGTCGGGTTCGCCCACTGGGGCCATGAGCTCTATTTCATCGACGCGGGGAAGAACGCCGTCATGACGGCCTTCGGAACCGAGGGCGCGCCGGAAAATAACATTCACTGGTACGCCGAAAGCGGTCTGATCGGCTATGAAATGCCCGACAGGAAGTACGTTTCCCGGTTCAATCTCAGGATGAAGCTGGATCGCGGCGCGAGCGTGAGCCTCGCCATCGAATATGATTCATCCGGCATGTGGCAGGAACAGGGAACCGTTACCGGCGCAGGCACCGACGCGTTTGTTTTCCCGGTCATCCCCCGCAGGTGCGACCATTTCAGGATCCGCCTTGAGGGTCGGGGCGGCGTGAGGATCTATTCCCTGACCAAGGAACTGGAACAGGGGAGTGACGCAGGTTGAACCTGATTCAATTGCTGCCGCGCTTCTGCTCTCGATTTGATGCGCCATAGGCGCAAGCGCATCAAATCTTCCATAGATCGAGCAGCAATCAAAGATATTCGCACGGGAGGATAGACTATGCAGACCAATTTCATGCCCCCTCCGGGGCTCAGGGGCGCGCCTGAAGCGCAGCTTGTGCAGATGCACGCATTCCTGTTCCGTCTGACGGAGCAGCTGAACGCGGCGCTGGTGGAGACCGACAGGCGCATTGAGCGTGCGCGAATGGACAAAAAAGCTGCGCAAAAGGGAGAAACCACATCAAATATTAACACAACAGAACAGTACAACAGCCTGAAGGCGCTGATCCTGAAGACCGCCGATGACGTGCAGGCGGAGATGGATATCCTCGAAACGGAGCTGAAAAGCAGCTACATCGCCAAGAGCGAATGGGGGACCTATGAAGAAAACCTGAAGGCGGACTTCACATCCACCGCCGAGGGCGTGGTGGAAAACTACGGCTATTCATCCCGCCTGGACAGTCTCGAAAAGGATGCGGTGGACTTTGACGCCTACATCATCGAGACCAACGGCTACATCAAGCGCGGCATCATCGGGTATGACGAAAACAACATGCCCATCATCGGCATCGCCATCGGGCAGGACCTCAAGAGCACCGAGGTCATCATCGACGGCGTGACGTATCAGGAGATCGACATGACCCGAAGCCTCGCCACCTACACATCCGACAAGGTGACCTTCTGGCAGAACGGCGTGGAGGTCGCGTGGTTCAGCAATTCGGAGCTGGTGACCACCGCCCTGAACATCGCCGACAGGATCACCCTTGGCGGCCTGTGGGAAGTGAGCCGCAGAAACGGATTTACCATCAAATGGATCGGAGGTGAGGCCTGATGGCAGTCATCCGCATTGACAGCATGCCCCAGCAGATCATCCTGGACGGAACGAGCGTGCTGGGCGTCCGCGCAAGCGTTACGAGCGGCGCGGTAACCAACGGGTATTTCAGGGTGAAGATGGCGGTGGAGGGCACAACCTGGACCTGTCCGGACACGTTTTCGCCCAATGGAAGCATCGCATTCGTTCCCGGCGCTGACCTCATCTATGCCATACAGGGCAGGAAGAACGCAGCAGGCCGGGTGGTTGTGGAATACATGTCCGGTTCCAATGTGATCGCAAGCGCGGAGAAATACATCGACTGCGTGATCGCTGAAAGCATCGCCGCGCCGGCGCTTGGCGCGGGCTGGGTCACCATCGCGCCTGCCAACGGCAGCACCGCCTATCCTGCGGACGTGTATGTGATGAATTCCCGCCTGACCGCCGTGTTCGACCTTTCAAAGATCGAATTCAAGTACGGTGCTGAGGCTGTAAGCATTGCGTCGGGCCGGTGGTATCTGAATGTTGCGGGCAATGAGGCCGTTACCGACGGCATGATCAACAGGGGCGACAGCCTTACCGTGACCATCCCGAGATCGGGGCCGGTCAAGGTCGTCTGCACGGTGACCGACAACCGAGGATTCACCGCCAGCGAGACATTCACCATTGAAGCCTACGAATACACGAAGCCCAACCTGAGCGCGATCACCATCTTCCGCGCCGACGCAGGCGGCAATGCGGACGAAAACGGCGCGTTCATGTATGTTTCAGCCGTGGCAGACTACGCCGATCTCGGCGGAAAGAACGCCATCCTTGACTTTATGGCGGGCTTTTCCGTAAACGGCAGCGCGGCGGTGGTCTATACGGACATGGAAAGCGGCGTTCCGGTGATGCTGGGCGCTGGCAGCGTAGTTCCCACCCGCAGCTACAGGGTGACCATCACCCTGTCCGACATCTGCGGAAGCACCACCGTCTACGAGACCGTCATCGCCACGGCCAGCGCGGCCTTCAACATCATGCCCGGCGGCAAGGGCGCGGCTTTCAGCCGACTCGCAGAGCGCGAAAAGGCCCTCGACCTTGCGGACTGGGACCTTGTGACCGAGGGCAGGATCGAAGCCGCAAATTTCCAGCCCGTTGGCAGCATTTTCATGACGGCGGGCAGCGACGACCCCGCCGCACTCTTCGGCGGCACGTGGACGCAGGTCGGCGATACGGGCCTGCCCTTTGCCGTCTGGCAGAGGATCACCTAAAAGGAGGCAGCCTATGGCAGCAAGCATTTCCAATACGGATCTTGAAAAGGTCA